CCCAGCATATACAATCCTAGGCTTCTTCTTATTTTTCTCAAGTTGGTCTATAATTTTCTTATAATTGTATTGATGACCAAACCACCAATACGGCGGAAAGTTAGGAACTACAGTAATTTCTTGTTTTCCTGTTTTTTCTCTATACAGGTTACACATGAACTCGCATGTAACTGTAACCTCATCACAAAGGTTGATCATATCAACACAATTCTGACGAATTTCGTCATTAGCGAATCCAGCTTTGTATATGTTATAGTCTGGAATTTCTTCGTGGAATACGACATCATCGACTTCGTATATCATCTTGAATCCCATTTCTTTCTGGATACTCTTCAACCACAACATGAATTGTTTCTGATCTGATGATGCTTGTCTTTGAAGCTTCACCACACTTACATCTCTATACCAATTCGGATCGGCTATCATCTTTGTTACAGATGTAGATTCTCCCCTGTTTGTCATATTGATGAAATATTCCTGAAATCCAATTCTCCACATGCCGCAACCTTGGCGATCTGCCATAAAGTTGAGATATTTCTTCTCTTTTGGCTTCTGTTGAACTGCTACTGCGGGTTTTTGAATTGGGCTACCCGGAAATGGATTTGCGAATGGAGAGACAAACATTTGTGCATATTTACTATGGTTTCATATTTGTCAAACTCTCATAATCAGCGTCATATCTCCACGTTCTATGATCCCATCCACACATAATGGCATTAGCAAACCAACTTATCATTGTGTCTCTATCTGTGGGAATTGTTGGATTCTTCGCAATAATTTCTAACCACTCGTCGGCCCAATCTACAGCATTCATAGATTGCGGCAATTTACTTTTAGTTTCACTCATAATTCTTCTTCAACTCTTCTGGTTACGCCATTTTCCTTTTCCAAGGCTACGATTTCTCCATCAATATGCTTCATGGTTTCTTTTCGATGGGATATGGCATAGATCGACATGTTATATTTGTCGATTCGAGACTTCAACACATCGATCAGTAGATCCAATCCACGTTCGTCGAACGCAGAGTCGAAGATTTCATCACAAAATTCAACATTGCTGGAGATTCCGCTGATCTTTCTCTTGATATCCTTGAACGCCCACGCGCACGCAAGGTCCACGGTTCTACGTTCTCCACCAGAGAGATTCCAATACGAAATCTCTTTACCTTTGTCATTGGTGATCTTCTCATCGAAATACTCATCAAATGAGCATTTCATGGTCATGCCGAGTTCGGTAATGTATGCTTGGACGCTGGCATTCAGCATACCGAGTAGTTTCTTGACGACAAAGGCTTTCACGCCTTCTTCTCCAAGGATAAACTTGCATGTATCTAAGTCATCGCCCTTTTGTTTGAAATCAGCGAACACAATATCTTCTAAATCCTTACGTCGCTTCGCATCGTTTAGACTTTCCTCAATGATTTGAATCGATCCTGAATTTTCCTTAACGTCGCTTTCGATGTTCTCTAAGCTTTCCTCAAGTTCTTTGATCAATCTTTCTGTGGATGATTTCTTATCGATGCTTCTCTCAACTTCTGCAACCGTTCTACTCAAAGATAAGACAGCTTGACGAATCTTATCTTTTTTATCGTTCAGTCCTCTACCTTTCTCAGAGAAAGTGTCGATATCTGTTTGGTGATTATCATATATACTTTTAAAGTGTGCCTTTTGAGCCTCTAGCGTTTCGATATGATCGTGTGGTATGTCTTGTTTACATTTATCGCACGATACAATTCCACCAATATCAAATGACTTGATCTGATTTTCCGCAGTTCTACGTTCAGCCTTAGCATCACTGATCTTTTGGTTCAGAGTTGCTATATGTGCATCTAGTTTCTCTTCCGCATCCTGCAATTTGGTGATCTTTTCCTTATGATCGGTTATATCGACTTCAGGAATTTCAGAAAGTTGCTTCTTGTATTCAGAAATCTTTTCTTCCAGACTCGCCTTACGCTTGTTCAGAATTTCATCCTTTTCTGCAATGGCTTTTTCTGTTTCTTCCTTCTGTTTGAAGAATACATCCATCGTATTGACCATTTCTGATATCTTCGTGGACGAAATCGACTGATCTGCCTTGTTGGCTTTGATAAGCTTCTTGAGATCTTCGAACATCACACCATAAATCTCCAACGCAAATATATCTTCGATGAACTTGCGCTTATCCTTGGCATCCTTTGCCATGAATGGTGTGTTGTCGCTCAAGGAAAGAATGTCACATGACTTACAGATGACGGAATTAGATCCAATCAACTGGCAAATGTCTTCGTTTGTGTTTGCGATTGAATCATTTGTGAGATCTGTATCACCCTGCTTCAAAGATACAGCACTTGGTTTGAGTGTTCTCGTAATGTGATAAGAACTGATACCTTCCAACGTCTCTACATCAAACTCCAATTCGATCTTACCGTCACCTTTCGTAACGTTATTGATGATGAATGCTTGTTTGATGGATCGTATAGTCTTACCGAAGAGAGCATAATAGAAGGCATCAATAAGAACCGACTTACCAACGGCATTCTTCCGTTCTGGATTGTCAATGTTCTTACCTGTAATCAAGTTGAGTCCGTTTTGAAAATCAATTTCAACGGAATCGTTCCCAACACTCAGAAAGTTCTGAATTCGGAGAGTTTTATATCGAATTTTTCTCATGTAGTTCGTCGATGATTGCTTTTACCCGCTTCTCCTTCTCGTCTTCCAATTTTAGCTGTCCAATAAACTCATCGAACATCTTACCCATATCGAACGTTTCGATATCTTCTGACACTTCACCAACCTTGGTGGAATACGCATACTCTGTTGTGAGTTGATACGGTCTGAATTTACCAAGATACGCTTTGACTTTTTCAACCTTGGCTTCTGTCAATTCAATGTCGATTATCAATCTTCTTCTTTGACATCCTTCAACTTACTAACTAGAATTTTCTTATACTTCGGAGAAACCGTATTTGGAAAGAATTCCAATTCGTCAGTTTCGATATCGAGAATATAATAACCCTTCTGGTTGTCAACGTCCGCAAAGTCCATTGGGAAGGTGTTTCCGACATAATGGATAGATCCGCCCGCATACTTCTTCTCGTTCCTGTTGTGGAAGTGACCACTGAAGACATTAGTAGACTTGTTTATGAGCTTGGTTGGAGACAACCCATGATCGCAGACTTTGAAATTGTTCATCTTGAACGACTGAATCTCAAAGTGGCCAAATAGGTAATCAACTTTGTCATCAGACATATCATAATTCCATGGAACAAACTCTAATTGTTTTCCATACGCATGAATGAAATATGATTGTTCATCTACAATGGTTATATTTGGGAATCCCTTCAAGAAACCCAAGCTATGAACATCGGAACGATTCTTATAATACGCATCGTGGTTTCCGACAAGCATTATAATGTTGAAATCTTTGAAGTGTGTAAGAACTTCCGCAGCTACGTGAATAGTTTGAACGCTGATTTCGCTTCTGTTATGAAAGAAATCTCCCAAGAAGAAAATATCCTTGATCTTCTTCTTAGCTAATTCTTTGGAGATCCACTTAGCCCAAAACAAAGCGATCTTATGCCATTCGTATGAGTTGCCATAGATCCCCAAGTGTAAATCGGAGAAGATGGCAACCTTTGGTTTGCTAATCATGGTGTCTTTATATCACGCTTACGAAAAATTGCAATCAATCGTCGTAACATCCGTCGTTTTCGTCATTGTCCATTATCGGTTTAACGTAGACAGTTCCCTGCATGTTCGGGTTTGTCATTTCGTCTTCATAAACCATTTGTTTGTATTCTTGAAGACCGTCGTGTTGTTTCTTTTCTTTCTTGATACGATTGGAAAATGCATTCCAAGCGATCTGATTGAAATAACTGAATGGGTTGAATTCCGATTCAATGTTAAATTTCTTTGATTCGAGAGCCGCATACATCTTAATGACAGCATCGCCAACCATATCCTCTTTCCAGCTTTTCGTATAACCGATAAACCTCCAGTTATAACTTAACCCTTCGGCAATCTTCATGACATTGATGGCTAACTCATTGGTCATCTTGTCGGTTTCGTAATATTCTTCCAAAAGTCGTCTAAACTCTTTTGAAGATACATAATTTTTATCTTTGGGTGCTGGCTCTTTACTCATATTAAATCGATTTCTACCTCATTCCATGCTATCTGTTCGTCGTCGTAAATTTCTTTTCGAAGTTCTGCATGTCTTTCGGAATACTTAAGACTATCATAGATGTCTATAATTGTCAATTTTGTCTTTGTATGGTGCAGTCTAAGACCACGACCTATTCCTTGAACAGTTCTAATGAAGGCTTTTCCTCCTGCCACAAATAACAAATTGTGGATATTTGGAATGTTGATACCCGTTGCGAATATCTTGGACATGGCATTGACAATAACATCGTTTTTGTCTGCCATTAACTTCTTGATATCGTCACGTTCATCTAAATTTGTTTCTCCTCTAATAAAATATGATGTTTTATTTGGGATTTCTGAAAATTTATCTTGTAGATTGTGACCTTGTTCTAAATGGTTCACCAGACATAGTGTATTATTCTCCAATCTGGATGCCAACTTTGTGATAAGTTCATTTCGCTTCTCACTATTATAGACATATTCCAATTCTTGGTTGTAATCCATCTTTCCTGTCTTGCCATGATTCAGTTTGATCATTTTAACTGAAACGTCAACCAAGTGTCCATCGTCTCTAAGTTCCTTGGAATTCTTTTCGTAGATGATTGGACCGAATGTTCCGAGAACTTTCCATCTATCCATCTTGTTCTTTGGTAAAGTTCCAGTAAAGCCAAACCTATTTGGCGTTTTAAACTTGGATATCACTTTACTGATCTTATTTTTCGATGTGATTGTATGGGCTTCATCGACAATCAACAAGTCCACATCTAATATTGATGGATTCTTGTCAAATTTTGCCAATAAATTTTCAGTATTTGTGATTACTACCCCAGAACTGCTTCTAACGCCTGCTTTTCCTTTTGCTGTCCAAGTTGAGTATTCAAACGAAACTCCATATTCTGCGAAATCATTCTCAAGCTGACTCACCAGAGAAATTCCGGGAACAACTATGAGGCAAGTTTTGTCTTCTCCTGCATAGTGCCTGTAATAGCTCTCAAGCATCGCTGCGGTGATTAGCGACTTCCCTCCCCCGGTTCCGATTACAATCGTTCCTTGGCCTAGTCTAAAGCCTTTCTCGATGGTTTCTAGCTGATAATCTCGCAGGGGATATTCCAATCCGTCAAATATGCCCAAATTGGGCACACCTGAATTCAATCTTCGAGTGAAAGTGTCGGTATATTCGATATCCAACAGATTCAATGTTATCAAATACTTGCGAATTTCTACATACAAACCAAAATCAAATAATCCCGTAGGCGTAATTGCATACAAGCGGGATGCTACTTGCTTTCCCCATTGCTTTGCGTATTTGGCGGCATCATTGGCTACACTGAAATGACTACGAATGATGGATAGTGTTCCCTCATCGCATGTAATCTTACCCTTTCTTTGGGTTTCAATGTAATCAAACTTTATCATTTAAACGTAAATCCGTCATCTTGGTTGGGGACATCTTCTAAACATCGACCCAATATACTCTCGAACGTCTTTTTAACTTTTTTGGAAGGTAACTCCAACCTAATACCTATATGCAAATAAGGTAACGACCCATCAACACCCAGAAATAACAATTTGGCTTCTGTTACAGCCATAGCTTCAACTAACTTTTTACTCGATGTGGGTGTGACCTTAAACGGTTCCTTATTTCCTATCTGATATTGTTCCATTATAGTTCTTCGATTTGTTTATGGGTTAGAATATTCTTAAAGTCTTGTGCCATGAAGCTGATTGTCTTGAGATTAAGTTCCAACCATTCGAGTAAAAACTTGTGATCTCTGATTTTATCATCAATGTCCTGAACCAACGAATTACTATTAACCGTGTCTTCTAACGTTTTCTTATTTAAGATAACTGGCGTTTTTGGATCTTGCACAACCTTCTCAGTTACATCAGATTCGACCCGTTTGCGTTGCTTCTCCAATCGATAGAGTTGGATTTTCGCGTCAACACATTGAGTATTCCAAAAATGCTTCTCTTCTGGGAATTTTCTAAGTCGTTCTGACAAGTTAAAATCGTCGAGATTGCAGAACTCTTTCATTCGTGCCTGATACTTTTGTAGCGTGTCCATCCCTTATATAGTAAATAAGATAGTGAATAAGTCAAGAGTAGACGAGAAGAATTTAGCCGATATTTACGGACAAATGCTCAATGAGGATATGTCTACGGGTGATGGTGTGTTTGGTAACTTTGCTGGACATGATGGAGATGTAGGTAATACTGACTTTTATGCTACTGATGACAATAGAATTCCATATACATTAGGTGTGCAAACTCGTAATGGTAAATTGAAGACTAAGAAAAAGGGCAAAAAGAAAAGAACGAAGACGACAAAATAATTGTTGGGCTTGACAAGTGAAATTGGGTGGATACAATGCGGTGTCCTCCGCGAAAAAATTTCCTTTTAAAACTGTTATAATACAGTTAAAAACAGTTTATAACAGTTTATAACAGTTAAAAAC